CTTTTTGACCTAGTATCGCGCTGAGGACAAAAAGACGCACAAGCGAATCCAGCCTAGCGCCATAAGGGAAAATATGCAGGGCAGAAAACCGAAGCCGACAATTATTAAGCTAATCTCAGGTAATCCAGGCGGCAGGGCATTGCCAAAAGACGAGCCGATGCCGAGTGGCGACCTATTCGCCGCGCCGAGCGAGTTGACGCCATCGCAAGCCGAGATTTGGGATTATGCCATCGAGCACGCGCCAGTTGGACTGCTGCGATCCCTTGACCGGGACTTGCTCAAAACTTGGGCTTGCGCAGTCGATGAGTTCAACCGGTGCGAGGCTGAGTTGAGCAAAAGCAGCCCAGTCATCCTGAAAGGCGGGAGCCAGCGCATCACGAAATTCCCAAATGGCACAGTATCGACGACAACCATTTCGCCAATGCTCGTCGTGTCACCGTGGTGCAAAGCGCGTGACGCAGCAGATCAACGTAAATTGAGGGCAACTTGTGAACTTGGATTCAGTCCGACCTCGCGGTCGCGGATCACGCTCGCCAACCCGGGCGGCTCAGAAAAAACACCGAACCGTTTTGCCAAGAACGCCAGCGGGCGGTAGAAACTACGTCGCAATAGCCGACAGTTACGCGCAAGCGGCGCTTGCCGACGCCGACGGCCAGCATTATTGCTACTGGGTGCGGCAAGCAGCGAGCAGATATGTGAGAGATCGCAAGCGCAGCGAGGCGAAAAATGCGCCGTTCGTATTTGAAGCAAAGCAGGCGAACAACGCTTGCGACTTCATTGAGAAGCTCCCGCACGTTGAAGGTCGTTGGGATAGCGCGACTATCGTGCTGCACCCTGCGCACATTTTTTTCGTCGTCAACTTATTTGGCTTTCGCCAGCATGACGGCACGCGCAGATTCACGAACGCGCTGCTGGCTGTGGCGCGCAAGAACGCCAAATCTACGCTGTCAGCAGCCATTATGCTGTATTGCCTGTGCTGCGAGGATGAGCCGGGCCCGCAAGTGATCAGCGCCGCGACGACAGGCGATCAGGCGCGAATCATTTTCAAGATCGCCAAACGCATGGTAGAGCTGACGCCCGATCTGCGCGAAGCTTTCGCGCTCGAACCTTTTGCGAACGCTATCGCTAACTGGCAAGCTGGTGGGAATTTTCGGCCGATCAACGCGAAAGCGAGCACGCAAGACGGGCTCAACCCATCGCATACGGCGCTCGATGAAATCCACGCGCATCGAACGCACGACTTGCTGAACGTGCTGCAATCAGCAGCAGGCGCCCGACTGAACGCGCTGTGGCTCTACACGACGACTGAGGGCTATGAAACGCCAGGGCCCTGGCCTGAAATGCGGCACTATGCGCAGCAGATACTTGGCGGCATACTTGAAGCTGATCACTTTTTCGTGCTGATCTTTAGCCTAGATGAGCAAGTCGGGCAACCAGGCGATGCGAATTATAGACCTGCAGACGAGGACTTTGACGAGAGTAAGTGGGTGAAAGCCAACCCGCTCATGGAAGTCAACCCGATCCTTGCTAGAGAGATACGCAAGGCGAGCATCGACGCAATGCAGATGCCCGGTCGCCACGCCGAGTTCAAGATCAAGCGCTTGAATCGAGCGAGCAGCGTAGCGCTAGGCTGGACAAACTTGATCAAGTGGAAAACGTGCGGCGGCGCAGTTGACTTGAATATGCTGCGCGAGTATCCATGTTGGGGCGGCCTCGATCTAGCCGGCACAATGGACATTGCAGCTTATCGCTTAGTCTGGCGCGTCGGCGATCAGTTTTACACTAAAGGCTGGCGGTTCGTGCCGCGCGTGTCAGTGCAGCGCCGCAGCGAGCGCGGGCTGGTGCCGTATGGGGCATGGGTGCAAGCAGGGCACTTGATCGAAGCGGGCGACGAGATAATCGACTATGACGCAATTTATGATGTGATTGTGCAAACGAAGCGCGACTTCAACTTGCAGAAAATTGGTTACGATGACTGGAACGCCAAGCAGATACTTAAACGGCTGCTTGAGGTCAACGTGCCAATGGAAGAGTTCCGACAAGGGCCCAAAAGCTATCACCCAGCCATGAAGCTGCTAGAGGAAGTTTATACGACCGGGCGACTGCATCACGGGGACGATCCAGTATTGGCCTGGTGCGCGAGCAACTTAGTCGCGCGCACTGACGCGAACATGAATGTCGCGCCAGACAAGAAAAAATCGGTTGAGAAAATTGACGACATGGTTGCCCTATTCATGGCGATCGGCATGTCGATTGGAATTGAGGACGTGGGCACCCTTGATGGTTGGCTCAAGAGTGCGACTTGACGAAAAAACCACGCCGATGTTTTGGCGTGGCTGATAATTACCCTACAACCTTTCTCCACTCAATGTCGGAGTTCGGGATTAGATCGCCTGTCGTCGTATAGCAGCGCGCTCGCGCAGCTTATTTTCGCTGGTTTTTTGAAAAGGGCATAAGTTGAACATATTTCGCAAGATGGCTGCGGCAATCGCACGCAAGGCGGCAGGTTACAGCGGGATCAGCTTCACGCTTACAGACAACGACCTGAACCAAAAGCTCGGCGGCTTTTTCGGGCAACAGACCTATACTGGGAAACCTGTCACTGAAAACAGCGCCATGCAGGTTACGACAGTCTGGGCGTGCGTTCGCTTGCTCGCAGAAACGATGGGCGCGATGCCGAGCGCGATTTACAGGCAGGAGAAAAACGGCAACGCGACGCGCATTGACGATCACCCGCTCAGCGAAGTGCTGATCTCACAGCCAAACAGCGACATGAATGGGCTTGAAATGCGCGAAGCGCGCACCAGCAACCTTGCGTTGCGCGGCAATAGTTATGCGCTGATCGAGCGCCGCAATGACGGCAACGTGCTATCGCTCTATCCAGTCCCGGCGAACTTGATGCAAGTCAAGCGCGACGCGACGACAAACTGGGAAATGCGTTACGGCGTGACTGATCGGGCAAAAGTTGAGTGGCTCCCCCCCGAGAAAGTTTGGCACACTAAAGGATTCAGCTTCAATGGCCTGCAAGGCCTAAGCCCTATTTCGTATGCACGCGAAGCGATGGCGCTCGCGCTGGCAGGAGAGGAGTTTAATTCGCGCCTGTTTGGGCAAGGGCTTCTTGCGTCTGCCCGCGTCAGCATCCCGCAATGGCTGACTGAAACGCAGCGCGAAATCGCCAATAACAAGCTGCTCGAAATGCACGCAGGCATGGCGAACATGAATAAACCCATGCTGCTCGAAGGCGGCATGACTGTTGACAGCGGCTTGCTTACTCCCGACGACGCGCAATTTTTGCAGTTGCGCCAGTTTACCGTCGTTGAGCTGTGCAGACTGTTTGGCGTGAAACCCCACATGGTTGCGGCGCTTGAGCGTGCGACTGACAACAATATCGAGCGCTTGAGCCTAGAGTTCGTGACTTACACGATGCTGCCGTATATTCGGCGCGATGAAGTCGCAGCGCGCAAGTTATTCAAGCCTGGCGATAAATCAATTTATTTTTACCGCTATAATTTTGAAGGGCTGCTGCGCGCAGACAGCGCGGCGCGCGCGTCGCTTTACAGCATCATGCTACAAAACGGCGTATTCAGCCGGAACGAAGTGCGTGCGCTTGAGAACCGCAACCAGATTGCTGACCCTGCAATGGATGACTTCACAGTGCAAAGCAACTTGACGATGATCGACCAACTGTCGGCTCTGATAGCCGCGCGCAGCGCAGCGCCACAAGCGCCAGCGCCCGCGCCGACAAAAGAGGGCGACACTAGCATCAACTTCGCCCTGCCCGCTACGCTTGAGCACAAACTTGCGCAGACAATTGCGGTGCCTGGCGTTGACGAGCTGATCGAAACGATCAAGCAGGGCAACATTTCAATGCTTGCGTCAAATCAAAAGCTGGCAGAAAATATAGCCGAGCTGAAAAAATACTCACTCGCTGACCGTATCGGCACATTAGAGCGCGACGAAAAGGGCAACCCGCGGCAAGTGCGCAGCAAGCTTGAAATTCATTAACACTTTTTAACCCACGAAAAGGAAACAAATCATGGATCACCAAGCATCGGCAACACTGACCGCTGGCGCGTCGCCAGTTCCACCTGCGGAATCAAACGAACTGCACATGCGACCTTGCAGGCACGGGGCAATGCTCTATTTCCCGCATGATTACTACATTGGCGGCGCCCTTGAGCGTTACGGCGAATATGCCGAGATCGAGTTTGAGTTGCTGGCGAAATACATTAAACCTGGCCATGTAGTGATTGAGGCTGGAGCCAACATTGGCACGCATACCGTGCCGCTGGCCAAGCTGGTTGGCAACGCTGGGCGCGTGCTGGCTTTTGAGCCACAGCGCATCATAAACCAGATGCTTTGCGGCAACTTGGCCATCAATGCGATTTGGAATGTTTCCGTGCAGCAAGTCGCATTGAGCGACAGAATTGGCATGATGGCAGTGCCGCCTGTTGATTATTCAGCCCCAGGCAATTTTGGTGCAGTTTCGCTATCAGACTATGAGGGCGAGCCGGTCGCCGCAACAGCGCTTGACAGTTATGAGCTGCGGCGCTGCGACTTCATCAAGATGGACATTGAGGGCATGGAAGAGGTCGCTCTGAAAGGGGCAGCGAAAACGATTGCCAAGTTCAGACCGATTTTGTTTATCGAGAACGACCGCAAGGAGAAATCTGCCGCGCTGATCGAAGCGATCAAGGCAATGGATTACGATTTATGGTGGGCAATTACCCCGCTGTTTAATCAAGAGAACTTCAAGCAAAACGCCGTCAACGAATACGGCGAAGTCGCCAGCTTTAACATGCTTTGTCTGCCAAGCGAACTTGAGGCCTTTGTGCAATTGCCTCCAGTTGACGAACTGGCTTTAGCGTGAGCGCTGGCAACTGGGCAGGCATCGCGCGCTTTGGTGGTGTTGGCGATAACCTGATCGCCAGCAGCGTCTTGCAGGGCTTGAAAAAGCTTTACGGCAATGTCGAAGTTATCACGGCGCGACCGCAGCATGTCATTTTTGAAAACAACCCGTTTATTGACAAGCTGAGCGTTCGGAACCAGGGCGATCCTGATTGGGGCGATGGGCATAGTTGGCAAGCATGGTTCCAGTCACGGGCAAAAGAGTATGATTTTTTTGCCAACCTGTCGCATACATGCGAAACGACGGGCGTGTTTTTGAAAGTGCAATCTGCTTTTTGGTGGCGGCAGGAAATGCGCCGCATTCTGGCCGACAAAAGCTACCTCGAAATAGTGCACGACGTTTGCGGGATCCCTTACGACGAGATCAACCCGAACTTTTATCCGACAGACGAGGAAAAGGCGCAAGCGCAAGATACCAAGGCGAAAGTTGGCAAGAAAGTGATCGGGTGGGTGCTGACAGGAACGCGGGTCGATAAAGTTCACCCACAGGCCGATCTGGCAATGGCAAAGCTGCTGCGCGAGTTCGGCATGCCAATCATCATGTTTGGGGCGCCCGGCAAGGACTTCGAGTATGCGAAGCTGATCCAAAAAGAAGTGCAGAAGCTTAACCGCACAGACGCGGGGCTGCATTTAGCGCTGTCGCCTGACCCTGAAAATCCTTCATGGGGGATACGCCGCATCCTAGCCCAGGCGCAAGCTTGCGACTTAGTGATCGGGCCAGACACCGGGCCCATGTGGGCAGTGGCGATGCACGACATGCCCAAAGTCATGCTGCTGTCGCACGCAAGTGAGCGCAACATCACTGCGCACTGGAAAAACACGACGACGATGCACGCAGATCAAGCGCGAGTGCCATGTTGGCCGTGTCATCGACTGCATGA